GTATCAATAGTATTAACAAATGGCAAGTTTGAAATCATTGCTAAGTTAAACGTAAACGATTGTTTTTACGACATTGAAAGTAACATAGACTTAACCGAAGTTCAAGAAGATATTATAATTGCTCATTTAGTAGTTTTATGGAATAACAAATATTTAATTGACAAGGCTTTTAACTCATCTATTACCAATGAAGATAGAGAACACGCACTAAGTTTAATTTACAATTAATTATGATACAAATAACAAACGAAGATAATATGCAATTAATGGCTAGGTATGAAGATAATCATTTCGATTTAGCAATTGTAGACCCACCTTATGGAATAGATGTTACTAAAATGACCTTAGGAAACGGTAAGAAAAAAATAGATAGAGGTACTACTAATTGGGATAGTAATACACCAACAAAAGAATATTTTAATGAATTAAAGAGGGTTTCTAAAAATCAAATTATTTGGGGAGCTAATTATATGACTGAAAATTTACCTCCAAGTATGGGATGGATTTATTGGGATAAAGGAACAGGAGCAAATGATTTTAGTGATGGAGAATTAGCTTATACAAGTTTTAATAGAGCTTTAAGAAGTTACAAAGTTAGTTGGGTTGGAGCTAACGCAAATAATGGAACACCAAGAATACACCCGACAGAAAAACCAATTAAATTATATGAATGGATTTTAGATAATTATACAAAAGAAAATGATAAGATTTTAGACACTCATTTAGGTTCTGGAAGTATTGCTATTGCATGTCATAACAGAGGTTTTAGTTTAACTGCCTGTGAATTAGATGAAAATTATTTTAAAGCATCTACAAAACGCCTTAAAATACACCAACAACAATTAACAATGTTTTAATTATGATACAAAAGAAACTATTTAAAATGCTTATTCTAACAGATGTTTATATTCAAGAAATAGAAGATGACACTTTAGAAATGAATGACATCACAAAAGAAGTAAACGAAAAGTTAAAAGAAGTTAATGAGTTACTATTACCAATATTAGACAAGTTCTACGATAATAATGTAAAACTAAGCAGAAGCACAATCTCGCAAGACGTACAAAAGAAATTGAATTATAATATTGAACGAGTTTTAAAATCCTACAAATGCTATTAGATTTAAGTATTACCGAAGATTATAAAAAGGCTCAATTATATTTTGATGCTATGATAAAAAGTAAGTTTAAAATAGAATTAAGACGTATATTGCCAAAGCGTAGTTTAGACTTAAATAGCTACTTGCACGTTTGTATCTCATTATTTTCTATTGAGTATGGTTATACACTTGAAGAAAGTAAAACACTCTTAAAACGCAAATGTAGTTTTATGGTTTACGAAAAGAACGGATTGAAGTTTCTTAAAAAAACAAGTAAATTAGATAATTTAGAATGCAGTAAGTTTGTTGAGTTTGTAAGAAATTACGCAGGTTTACAAGGTTTATACATTCCGACAAGTGAAGAATACCTAACCAACAACTTTAACATTGACAAACAAATTAATAATAATAAAGAATATTTATAATGAAGAATTGTAAAGGCACAGGTAAAGCCAAAGGTTACGGATGCAATGAGCTATTAACATATTCAGAGCGTAATGGCTTAAAAACCTATAAATCGAAATATGGGATTGGTTTTGATTGCGGATGTTATTGTAACTGGCTTATAAATTCTGCGGATGGTAAAAAAATGCTGTCCGAAACTATTAACAAAATACAAAAACCTCGTTTAGATTTAGAAATTGCTAAGACAGAAAGTAAGAAAAACAAATCGTTAGCACATTTGATACAGAATACAGTAAACATTTGCCACGAATTTATAAGATTAAGAGATAAAGGTAAACCGTGTATTTCTTGTGATGGTTCTTGGCATAGTGATTTTCACGCTGGACACTTTTATAAAGCTGAATTATACAGTTCTTTAAAGTTTGATGAAACAAATATTAACGGACAATGCCCTAAGTGTAATTTATTTCAAGAAGGTAACGAAGGTGGTTATCGTGTAGGTTTAATTAAAAGACATTCTAAAGGCTTTTTAGACTTATTAGATAGCAAAGCATTACTTGAAAAGAAACAAGGCTTTAAATGGGATAGAACTCAATTGAATAAAATACAAAAATATTATAAACAAAAACTAAAAAAGTAAATTATGAAAGTAGGATTAGAAGATAAGATAGTAGAAAGCGTTGTAAACTCATTTTTAACACGTTCTGCAATAGGAATAGAAAAATATGGTACAACTTTAAACAGAACAGATTTAAGTTCTTTAGATTGGATTAACCACGCTCAAGAAGAAGCAATGGATTTAATTTTGTATTTAGAGAAAATAAAAGTCGAATTATCCAAATAGTTTTTGTATATTTGTATTCGTTACGTGGTGGAACAGGGTAGCAATTAATAAAATACATAACCTTTAATGCTGATAGGATTCCACCCCTTGAAGCGTTAAAGGTTTTTTAATACACAAAAATTATGAATATATTACTAAGGACATTAACTAGAAAAAGTAAATTTAATCTAGGTAAAAACAAAGAACTTACAGTTCAAAGAATAATTGATTTAAACAAAAAAATAGATTTAATATCTGCTTACTACAAGCTCTCTAAGTTTAATTACACAAAAGACATATTAGATGAATTAGGTATAGTTGATGAATGGGTTATTTTAAAACCATCTAAAAATGAAGATTTATATTATAAATTTCTCAAACATATAAATTACAATTACAGAAGTAATATTATTTCTGGTGCTGATAAAATGAAAAGACCTTTAAAAACTTGTTTTTCTAAAGGTTATTTACAAAATATAAATCAAAAAAAATAATGGTAAAACTAACAAAAAGAAAAGGGTTTAACTTCTTTCGTTCTTATTTTGATGTTTATAACGAACTAGAAAATAATGATGATAAAGTTGCTTTTATGGATGCATTACTAGAGCGTCAATTTATGGGCATAAAACCTACAGAGTTAAAAGGTATGGCTAAATTTGCGTACATATCACAGACTAATAGTATAGATTCTCAGGTAAAAGGTTACGAAGATAAAACTAAAACAACTTTAAACCCCTTAGATATTAAAATTTACACCCCTACCGAACCCCCTACGTATGGGGGTAAAATTACCCCTACCGTACAAGTAGAAGAGAAAGAGAAAGTAAAAGAACAAGACGTAGAAGAAAGAGCCGACGCCATTTTTTTAAATATTAGAAAAAATTATAAAGGATACGCAAATCTGCTTTACAAAGATGATTTGTTTATAAATTCAATAGCAAAGGATTTTATGCCTAATAAAAGCAAGGATGTAATTATGCCAACTTTAAAAAACTATTTAGGATTATATCTTAACAGACTAGACCAAGATAAAAAAGTGCATAATAATAAAAAACAATTTATGGAGCATTTTCCTAATTGGCTAAGGAAACAAACTATAACTTTTATTTACCCTAAACAAGACGAAATAAGATATTTTTAATATGGAAAACGAACAAAAAATAAAGTACTCAAAAGAGTACTGGGATGTAAAAAATGCTGGTAAAAGACTATTGTATAAACTTTTACCTATGAAAAATGGTAAGTATAGAACGATAGAGGTATCTGAGAGCGATTTTAACGCACTTAAAAGTCTTTTAGGTTATATTAATAGGGTAGAAGATAAAACTATCTATAACAACGAATTATTTGCTAAGTTGTATATTATGGAATTAGTTGGGCAAATTAGAGAAAATGAAACAACTGTATTTAATAGTTTTATTTTTGAAAGATTGTCAAACCAATTAGGGAAACCCTTAGATTTGTATTATAAAGCTTTTTACGATGACCTTTGCGCTAATCAATTAAATAGATTAACAGAAAAGAATTTCGACACAAAAGAAGCTGACGATATTATAAAGGATAGAATACGTTTTAAAGAAACTTTTTCTTTAGAGTATGTAACTAAAAAATTAAATGAAAAGATTAACGCAACTTTACACCGCAGAAGCTAATGTTTGAAATAGATAAACCAGCAGATTTTTTAGAAGATAATAACGATTTCGATTACACGAAGTTTATTATTAAATCAGACGATATAAACAAAGATATAGACAACTTTTTAACGGGTCGTATTCCAAAAGGTTTTGGTAGCGGAATCCACGAACTCGATAACCATTTTTTATGTAAAAAGAATGAGTTTTATTTGTTGACAGGTAAAAAAGGTGATGGTAAAACAACGATACACCAAGCCTTAGAGTTATTGTTTTCTATTGTAAATAACTTAGTTTGGGTTGTTGCATTTCAAGAAAATAGCGAGTGGTCAATGAAAGTAAATTATATGGCTTATTTACTTGGTAGATTTCCTAAAGACGTTTACAATGAAGATAGAGAATTGTATAATAAAGCGTCTAAATGGATTGATGAGCATTTTATATTTATTGAAGTAGAAGATATAAAGACCGCTACGGAAGTTACTAAAGGAATTATTAATAGTGGTATTGATGTACACGCTTTAGTTTTAGACCCTGTAAACTCTTTTAGTTTTGGTTGGCAAGATACTGGTAACGATTATTCAGATGGTAAAGTTGCAGGAGTTAAAATGTTAAGATTTACTAAAAAATATTGTTCTATACACGCATCTCAGCATCCAACTGTATCTGCTCAAAGAAGTAAAGAAGATGTTACAAGTTATAGTGGTGAAGGTGGTTGGTATTTAAACAAAGCATCTTATACTTATTACATAAATAGACG